AGCACCAATTCCCCGAGCAGCGTTATGGCCTCTCGGCATCCCGGCCGGAAGAAAAGATCGTCGCCGCAGTAGATGTAATCGTAGGAGAACGGCGAGGAGTAAACCGGGAAGGAGTAACCGTAGGGATACCCTTGGATGAGGTCGCCGTACACGAACACCTGGCAGGAGAAGAAAAGGTAGGAGCGTGGATAGTACCAGGGATACCCCGTGTCGCAGGCGGTTGGAATCTGCGCGGCGTAAACGTAGGGATACCCAACGAATGGGTAAAAAATCGGGCAGCCGTCGTACAGCCCCCCGTAGTCCGGGTAGTAGGCCGGACACACAATGTCGTCCGCAGCCGGATACACGTACTTGTTCGCTCCCTGCTGTGTTGGGAAGAAGTACGGGAACCCGTACCCCGTCTGGTCCATGCCGCCCATCGCGTGAGCCGAGTACTGCCCGTAGTAGCCCAGTTGATCGACGAGTTGATCGTGCAAATCGGAATTCCCGTACGGATCTTCATCTGCAAACAGCCTTCTCCAACCGCCAGCCCTCTGCCTGTTACGACTGGACCGCGTGACAGCATTTTTGACGAGACGAAAGTGGCCAAATCCAACCTCATCCGGGCTGTTCAGACTGTCGAAATTTCCGGTCATTGGCCGGAGTGTAATTGTCTTGAAATCTGGCATCGCTTTGAATCAAAATGTCGGCACGCCCGGCAGCCGTCGAAGCTGCGAGGCGCGCCTGAACAAACGCAACCTTGAGTGGAAAGGCCACGCATGTCTGAAGCAATTCCTACCGAGAGCTGGGAAAAAATCGAGGAGTTTCCGAACTACGCTGTCAGCAATCTGGCTCGGATCAAGCGGATAACGCACCCGGTTCGGACGGCGGGCGGCATCATCAAGCAGCACATCAACCAGAGCGGCTACTGGGAGGTGACGCTTAAGCATGGGAAGATACGAAAGCGTCGCCAAGTTCACCGACTGCTGGCGCTTGCGTTTCTGCCGCCCGATCCGCCGCGAGATGAACTCAATCACAAGAACGGCGTAAGGCACGACACTCGTCTTGAGAATCTTGAATGGGTCACGCACCAAGAGAACATGTGGCACGCCTACAACGTGCTGGATGGACAAGCTCTGAGAGGTGAAGAGGCGACGCAGGCAAAGCTGAAGGAAAATGATATTCACCAAATCCGAGAGCTTCTCAAGTCCGGCATGACGCTCATCGCAATCGGCAAACTTTTCGGCGTGAGCGGGACCGCGATCTACTACATCAAGTCCGGAAGGAACTGGAAGCATGTCACACCTTGATGAAAAAGAAAGTCACGAAAGCCGGATGCACCACGTTAAACGGCACCGCGCTCCCGGTCGCGTTCGTCGTGCCCGTAAGGTTTCCCGAGACAGTCGGATCGCTGTCATCAGGCACGGCGCTTCCGGAGCCTGCCCCGCCATCGTCATTCGCGTTTACGCGGAACGTGTGCGTGTGGGAGACAAGTTCGGCTGCGAGCATCGTGTGCGTCTCCTCGCCCACCGTGGGGTTGTTGATGTCCCGGAACGTCAGGCCACTGCCGCTGCCGGCACCGATGGGCGATCTCCCCTGAAGGTTTGGAAGGTTGAACGTTGTGCTCGCATCTCCGGCGCCATACCGCGTGCCGATTTGCGCGAACAGCGCAGCGTAGGTCGTCCTGGAGATCGCCACGCCGGTACACTGGAGAAAAGCAGAACCCATGTTCAGCGTCGCCGACGGCACGATGGTCCCTGTCGGCATGAGGAACGACGCCACCTCCATCTTGAAGGCATCCGAGATCGCTCCGTCTGGGGTCAACATCCAGTTGAACAAGTCGCAGAGCTTTTGCGGGACGTTGAAGAACTTCTCCACCTTCACGCACATGTCCGTGTTGTTGCCGGGCACGGCTTCGCAGAACTCATTTGGCGCGACAGGTGAGGGCATGGTTAGGAGTAAACCGGGGTTGGGTATAGCGTTTGTGCAGCCGACATGAGCTGTTCCAAACCCGCGCTACAATCTCGCTTCGCCTCCGTCTGCTGCTCATCTTGGTATCGCAAGCGCATCAGCGTCCGGATAATCAGGGTGTACGCCTCGAAATACTGCGAAGCCGTCGTCGGGTCTTTCTCCTTCATCGCGACCTTGTGCTCGACGTAATCGACCACGGCCTCCCTGAGCTGCTGGTCCACCGGAACGAGATCGTTGTCGTTCCACTTCCGGTTCACGCCCTGCCACTGCACGAGCAGGTTGTAGCCGCAAGGGAAACGTGGCGCTGCGTAAAGCTTGAAGTCCGGCCCCACGGCGAAGATTCGGTCGTCATCATCGAGGCCCTTGAACTTGCAGTCGTCCTCTGGCTCGGTGAGGAGGTACGGAGGCCCACAGCCCTGCTGCCCGGTCAACCAGTAGTTGCAGTAGGGGCTGTCGTAAATCTGGTGCGACGGTGGAGTGGCGGCATTGCAGAGAACACACCTCTGCCGTTCCATCCAGCAATCCACCGCCGCAACAGAGGATCGCTTGTAGTAGAACTTCTTGCAATCAGAACCAGGCTTGTAGGCGAAAAGCTGCGTCACCTTGCCGACCGGACCTTGAAAGATCGAAGCCGCACAGAACTCGTTCACGTCCGCCTTGCCGAAAAGCTGGACGTTCATGCTGCGGAACCAGGGGATCAACGTCTGGATGTCACACAGCGCGTTGCCGACCTGATCGCGGAAGTACGCCTCAAGCTGCTCAGCCAAGTCTTCCGGCGCCACGAGCTGCTGCACCGTGGATCGGAAGGTTGGGAAGGGCTGGTACTCGATGGGCATTCTACTTCTTCAAATCGCTGAGTTTTGCCGTCGGAGGAACCACGAAGGCGTTCGGTGAAGGAATCTGGATGGGATCTGGCATCGACTCCTGCTGATTCTGATGCACCGGCCTGTCGCCCGTCTGTGGCCGCGCGAACATCCCGCGCCTCGACGCCGGATTAGCGACTGCCTCCGCAACACGCTTTGCGTCCACCCGATGAAACGCTTGCAACTCTGTTCTGTGCGGAGGTGGATTCAAGCTGTTTGACGATTGAATCGAGCTGTCCTTTTTTTTTACTTCGACCTCGTACTCCTCCTGCGTGATTGAGACGACGCCGCCCATCCCTCTGTGGGCGCACTTGTCCAGCTCGGCGATGAGGGTGGGATCTTCAGTGGCGAGGAAGTCGAAGCGGAGAGGAAACCCATTCACGTACACCGGGGCATCTGGGAGTTCTTTGCTGTACCATTTCATGCGTTCGGAGTCTGCACAGCGGGGGCTGGTTGGCAAGCGTGATCGGAGTGGCTCCATTTCCTGCCTTCCCACTTGCTGTTTTTGTTGGATACAAAAACGCCAGATTGTTCTTGACAATCTGGCGTTCGTAAGGCGTTGTGACTAAACCGAATATAAATCAGAGTAAGGATACTGCTGCCCAGTCCCAATCGGAATGTTGTCGTTGAACCCCTCGACGATGGCGCTGTTCGCCGGACATTCCACCACCGCCGTCCACGTCAGCGAGTTCAGCGAAATCTCCTGCGTCGGGTTCTCCATCACGCAGGCGTAGTCGCGGTCGATCTTGGAAAGATCCTCGATTTCGCCAGTTTTGTGAACCTTGCGGTTGCTGGCCAAGATGCCGGGATAGATCCCGGTGAAGTCGAGGATGAACAGGAAGCGGCCGGCGCTCTCGATGCCTTCGTCATTTGCCGCCGACGCCATGTCGTCGAAGAACGGATGCGTGACAACGCGGAGGGTCGTCACCGGGTACTGAAGCCGGTACTCGTCGTAGTTGAAGCCGAGCTTGCCTGTCTGCCCCGTCATCACCTGCTTGGTGTCGATCATGAAGCGGGAGAGGCCGTCGGAACGGTCGTTGTAGTAGCGGATCATGCCGCGCTGGATCTGCTGCGCCATGAACGAGTCGGTGATGATCTCGATGACATCGTTCGGGATGCCCTGGTCGCCGCGCGCGCGCCAAATCGGGTAGAGCAACTGCTCGAAAAGCTCCACGAGGTTGAGCGTTTGGTTCTGGAGGTCGAACACCCGGCCGCATTCGGCGAGTTGTTCGTACACCCCGATGGCATTCGCCTTTCGGCCTACGCAACGGCCTTCGCCTGGGAGGTACAAACCCTGGATGCTGTTCGAGAAGCTGACCACTTCAGCGAGACTGCGATAGGAGGCGAGCGTCTGGTTTGTCGAGATGCGCTTGTTCCAGAAAAAGCTGTTGACCCACTCGCGTTGCTGGATCATTCCGAGCTGTTTGTTCCGCTCGGCCGCATCCACATCGCCAAAGAGCTTGAAGTACTCGTTGCCCTCCTGGAGCCGCTTGAACCATGCCTCGTAGAGCTGGTCCGTACACATCGTGTGGCGGCTCACCTGCCACCAGAAGGCGACGTGCTTGCGGTCGTTTAGCGCCGGTCGGTTGAAGCACCAGCGTTCCACGTCCTGCACGTTGGTGGAACCGCGAACGAGGTAGGCTGCCGAGAGCGGGGAGCCGCCACTGAACCCAGTGAAGGCCGCCTTGGCAACCCAGCCCTGCGTGTCGTTCTGGGCAGTGGCGGTGATGAGGATGGTGTTGTTGACGCCGAAGGTGCTGGTCTGGGCGGACACAACGAGGAACGAACCGCGCAGCGCAGTGCCGGCGGCAGACCGGGCGAAGATGTACACGTTCATCCCCGGCACGAACCACCGTTCATCAAGCGGCACCGAGGTCCGGCTTCGCACATGGATGGTGTAGGTGCCAGCCGTATTGAAGAAGTTCACCACACTCCAGTACTCAGCGTTGATGACGCTCCGCTGGTACGCCATGATGTACGGATCGATCTCCGAGTTGCCGGGGCCGAGGGGGCGATGAGCAATCCGCTTGTTCATCATCCTTTTGTTCGACATCAGGAAGTCGTACAGGCCGTTGACCTTGGCGCCGCACGCTTTGATCTCGAACTGAGTCGCCAACAGGGCGCGGAGATCCCTGAAGTCGGTCCCGCTGGTGAAGATTGACGCCAGTTCGTCGGACTCGGCAGTGATCACGTTGCAGAGCGTCACCGCTCCGCACTCGTTGATGTTATTGCCGATTGCCGGGAGGCACTTCTCGAAGATGTTTGCGCTGACAGCCATATTGCTACATCGACCGGGCGGCGGGATTGCCGTGTACGGGCGTGTAGCAACCTACGGTCTGTCAACGGCCAAAGAGGATATTTCCTGTTGCGGTCAACAAGTTCTGAACCTGCGTCTGCTTCGGCTCTCCCTGGGTGTCGATCTTTGCTCCACCGCCGACACTGGGGGACACTGGTTTCGATACGTCAGGAGAAGGGGTTTCTGGCGCTTTCAGTTTCGGCTCCGTTGACGCTACCGACTTAGAAGGCTCGCCGTTCTTCTGCTCGGCTGGAACGTAGCCGAGCCTTGCGGCCATCTTCTTCATGCGCTCTCGCTCCTGTTCGATGCTGGCTTTTGCCTCCTCAGCAGCATCAACTACCATCTCGGATACGAGGTGATCGGCGGTGAGATAGAACCGGCCTTCCCGCTGGGCGTCCGGCAGCTTCGCGAACTCGTTCCGTGTGGCGAAGAGCCGGCCCTCAGCGTCCCTCTGCCCGGAAAACTCATGCTCCTTCTTGAACAGAAACTTGAGCCACTGCGCGTGCTGGGCGTTGTTCTTTGGATCGAACGGGATGCGGCCCTTCGGATCGTCGAGCTGAATCGCTGTCTCGATTCTTGGGCTAAGGACATTCAGTGTCCTGACCAATTCCTCTGCGGTGAGCGGGTCAGACTCCTCCAGCTTGTTGTAGCCCTGCTTCATTATGACACCGTGGGCCGCTTCATCCACCGCACGCGCGAGCGCGATGGCAACGAAGTTCACTGTCTGGCCGACGACCTGCGAAAGCTGATGCTTGGCGTTCTCTTCCTCCAGTTTCTTGAGCTTGGCGTCTATCTCGGCGGAGTGACGCGCGTCGATAGGTGCTGCTTCCATTGCTCTCTCGGCTGCACGAAATTCATAGTCGCTCCACGGCTTTACCTGCGCATCGTAGAATTCGTTGTGCTCCGCGTCCTTGGGGTTGTAAGCCTTACCTGGATTCTGATCCTCCCAGCGCCGCGCATACTCCTCTGTGCGGGCAACTTCATTCAAGATTTCCTGCTCTGCTCCCTTGTACTTCAGATTCGTGGCCGCCAAGTGCTTCGCGACCTCGTAATCGTGGCGGAATTCATCCGGGAGCTGGTCAACTCGCGTCTCTGTGGCTGTTTTCTCAACTCCAGCCCTCGGCGACATGGCGCCGATGGCCTCTTTGACCGCCGCAGCCGCCGCTTCGCTCGCGATCCGCATGGGATCGGGCGGCGCAGGCTCGGCCTTCCTCTTGCTGACGACCGTTTTTGGTGTTTCCTTGGCCAGCTCAGGCTTCTTGTCCTCAGCCTTGGCCGGTTCAGCGGTCTTTTTCGGCTCTTCCGTGGGCGTTTTGGGCTTATCCGACCTGAACTTAAGGGCTTCCGCAATGAGTCCGCCGAGGTTAGAGGATGGCTTCGTTTCCGCCTTTTCCTCGGTTTTCTTGGGTGTTTCGACGATCTTCTCCGTCTTCGTTTCCGTCTCATCGCCCTTCTTCTTCCCCCGATTGGCGATCATCTGCCGCATCTTGTGGTTCGGGTCGCCCTCCAGGAAGGCTCCGGTGGGCGTTGGCGGCGGCGTGGGTGTAGCCGGCGTTACTGCGGGAGTGGTAGGCGCAACAGGAGGGTCAGCGGTTCCAAACATAGGATTCGGTGCGGTTACGGGCGATGCTCAAGCTTCGCCGTGAACCATTCCTCTTCCTTTTGCTCGATTTCGTCAAGAATATCCAGCGCGCGGGAGTACTCGGCCGCCTTCCGGATGGCGTTCTCCACGTCCTCCCTTGCAATGTCGCTGATTTGTGCGTAGAGGCCGGCGTTCATCGCCTTTACCTGCTCCTCGCTGGCGTGGGCACCGATGATTTCCTTCAAAAGTTGATAGCCGGGCTGCGCGTGGAGGCCCTGAATGCGCTTCCTCTGGTCCCCGTCGATTGGGATTCTCGTGAAGACGATGGTTTGGCGCTGGTTCATTGATGTGCTGTGGACTTGCGCTCAAATGCTCGGGCCAAGCGGAACAGATTACGAATCGTCTTCCTGCCTTCCTTATTGGCCGGCACCCAGAATTCGATAAAGTCCGAGCTTCCGTCTTTCTCGCGGCGCTTCTTAATCGCGCAAAGCTCAGTGAGCATCTTGTCCAAATCCAGCTTGGAGTTCATGTCAAAATCCAGCCGACACTAACTCTGGAGGAATCTCCTGCGGCGCCATGACCGGCTGTTGGGCCGCCTGAATCTGCTGCGTCAGCGCCGCGAAGGCTTGAGCAAGCTGCTCAAGCTGCTGCTGCTGCTGCTGGTTCACCTGATTCTGCTGCGCCACGCCTTCCGCCACGGCCGTCAACTGCTCGCCGATCTGCTGCCCGGCCTGAGACATGGCCTGTTGAACGATCTGCACCGTCTGTTCGCCGGCCTTCTGAAGCGTGTCTTGTTGGGCCTGCCCAATAGC